TTTTGTTATGGGGTGGTAAGTCTGCAAAAAGCTGGGCAGAAAGCAAACTAAAAAGTTTGGGTGAACTAAAATTATATAGTGAGAAAGTTAATGATGACTTTGCTATTATAATGGATAGACTTGCTTACAGCTCAAAAGATATGGCTAAAAAAATTGCACTTGATATTGGCTGTGAAGGAATACACGAACACGACTACGAAGGGCAAACTTGGTATATGCCTTGTGAAAAACATACAGAAAATTCAGAAGATTTAAAAAAAACTAAAAGTCCTTGTTGGGACGGATACGTTCAGAAAGGATATAAAACAGGAAAAACTGGAAAAAGGGTACCAAATTGTGTAAAAAAAACTGAAGCTGCCAAAGTTGGAAAAAGGGGTGCTATTGTAAAAAGCCCAAAAGCCCCAGGATCTGCAAGAAAAAACCCAAACCCAAAAGGCAAAGGTACTGCAAGAGGTACAGCTAAAGGCAAAACTGGTGCAAAACCAACGGCAAAAGATAGAGCAACGCTACAAAAAAAGGCAAATGATTTTAACAAACGATATAAAGAAAAATTAGGCTATGGTGTAACAGTTGGTGTTTTGTCAAGTGTTTTTCAAAGAGGGCTAGGCGCATTTAATGTATCACATAGCCCAAGAGTAAACAACCCAAGTCAATGGGCTTTTGCAAGGGTGAATGCTTACTTGTATCTAGTTAAAAATGGCAGGCCACAAAACCCAAAATATAAACAAGACAATGACTTACTACCGAAAAAACATCCGAAAAGCACAAAGTAGGCGCAGAAGATCTGTATATATAGGATATAGAAATACTTCAAGCCCAAGGCCTGGAAGTAATCGAGCCTGTTTGTGTTGGGAAGAAGAAACATACCACATTGACTGCTGTGATGGTTCATTACACGCACAAGGTATAGGTAAAACAACTGCTTAAACGCAAAATATAAATCAATAAATGTTATTAAATTATGAGATCACAAGAATTAATTAGTCAAATCAAAAACTTATTAGGTATGGAAGAAAACATACAATTAGCACAGCTAAAATTAGAGAACGGCACTGTTTTAGAAGCAGATCAGTTCGAGCAAAATATGGAAGTATTTATTTTATCAGATGACGAAAGAATATCTTTACCAATAGGCGAATATCAATTAGAAGATGGAAGAACACTAAAAGTAGAAGATGAGGGTGTAATCGCAGAAATTGGTATGAACGAGCATTACGAAGATAAAGATAAAGAAAAAGAAGAAAAGGATGAAGATAAAGAAAAGGAAAAGATGGAGTATGTAACTAAAGAGGAATTTAGAAAAGAGATGGACGATCTTCGCAAGCATATTGACGAAATGATGAAAGATAAAGACAAAGAAAAAGAGAAAGAAAAAGAGGAGATGGCTTCACAAGTGGCTACTGAAATTGCAGTTGAAATGAGCAAACAACCAGCTACAAAACCAATAAAGCACAGCCCAGAAAATAAAGAAGATAAAAAGAAGTTTGTTTTTGCTGATAATAGAAGGCAAACAACTTTAGATAGAATAATGAATAAATTAGCAAACAAGTAAAAATTAAATAATTATGGCAGTTTTAACACACGTAGTAAACCCTGCAAGAAGAGAAAGAAACGAAGTCGATCAAGTTACGGCAGCAGTTACTCTTACAGCAGCAGATAGTGGAAAATGGTATGAGCTTGCAGCATCGGCAGGTGTTACAGTTACATTACCAGCAGTAAGTTCTGGCTTGAATTTTAGATTTGTTGTAGCAAATGCGTTTGATACTTCAAATTATATTATTGATAGTGCAGAGGGAGATAATATAGATGGGAACTTAATAGTAAATGGAGCAGCAGTTGCAGCTTCTGGTGAAGATCAAATCAACTTTGTAGCATCAGCAGAATCAGTCGGTGATTTTATCGACATTTGGAGTGATGGAAACAAGTGGTATGTTTGGGGAATCGGAAACTCAGCAGGTGCTATTACAGCAACAGACCCAAGTTAATAATTAAATAAAAAAAGAAAATAGATATGGCAACAACAACTTCAATAACAACTACGTATGCTGGCGAATTCGCAGGTGATTATATAGCAGCGGCATTGTTATCAGGTGTAACTTTATCTGGTGGTGGAGTTACTATTAAACCGAACATTAAGTTCAAAGAAGTAATTAAAAAATTAGCTTTAGATAGTATTTTAAAAGATGCTACTTGTGATTTTGATTCTACTTCAAATGTAACTTTAACAGAAAGAATCTTACAGCCAGAGGAGTTTCAAGTAAACTTACAGCTTTGTAAAAAAGATTTCAGACAAGATTGGGAAGCAGCGAGTATGGGCTTTAGTCAATATGACAACCTACCACGTAATTTTTCTGACTTCTTGTTAGCACAAGTTGCAGCAAAAGTAGCTGAAAAAGTAGAGCAAAACATTTGGCAAGGTGCTACTGCAAACGCAGGTGAGTTTGATGGTTTTGAAACTTTATTAGCAGCAGATAGTGATGTAGTAGATGTAAGTGCTTCTACTTTAACAAAGTCAAATATTATTGCACAAATGGATTCTGTGGTCGATGCAATTCCAGGTGCAGTTTATGGTAAAGAAGATTTAAAAATCTACATTGGTACAAAGGCAGCAAAGTTTTATGTACAAGCACAAGCAGCTTTAGGATATAGAGATTTATATAATGTAGGAAAAACTGAAATGAACTTTCAAGGTATTCCACTTTATACTTGTCCAGGTATGTCTGATAACAAAATGATTGCAGCACAAACAAGCAACTTATTTTTCGGAACTGGTTTGCTTAACGACTGGCAAGAAGTTAAGTTAATTGATATGGCTGACATTGACGGATCACAAAATGTAAGAGTGATTTTAAGAGGTAGTGCTGGAGTACAACACGGAATTGGAAGTGATATTGTACTTTATTCATAATTAAATTAATCAAGGGGGTGTAAAACCCCCCTTATAAAAAGTAAACAAGATGGCGTGTAACATAACAAACGGAAGAAGTTTAGCTTGTAAGTCAGGAGTAGGTGGCTTAAAGTTTGTATTTTTTTCCAACTACAGCAATACAACTAGAGATTTAGCTATTTCTGGTGATGGTTCTGTTACGCTTGATGGTTCAGTAGATTTTTTCAGATATGATTTAAAAGGTAATTCTTCATTAGAAACAGCAATAAATTCATCTAGAGAGAACGGTACTACTTTTTATGAAAGCACCTTAAATGTAACTTTACAATTTTTAGATAAAGCAACACAAGAGCAGATTAAATTGTTAGCACACGGTAGACCACAAGTAGTAGTAGTAGATTATAATGATAATGCATTTTTATTAGGTAAAGAACACGGATGCGAAGTAACAGGGGGTACAATGGCCACTGGAGCAGCTATGGGTGATTTAAGTGGTTTTACACTTACAATCGTAGCACAAGAAACTTCACCACCATTCTTCTGCGCAGCAGCACCGAGTGATGATGCAACTTCACCAATTGCACCAAATTAAAAAGGGGTGTGTATATACGAATAAAGGAGGGCTATATGCCCTCTTTTTTTTTACAAAAATAATTATTTTCTTTGTTATATAATTATGAAGATTCTCACTACAAGTGCTAGTTCACAAACAATTAAAGTAATACCAAGAAGCTATGACACAACTGGTACGCTTGAAGTAACTGATGAATCAACAAACAAAACATACACATATAGTTCAAGTAGCTGGGCAGTAGATAAAAACTATTTACAAATACCAAACGCTTATACTGATTCTGGTTCTTCAATTTTAAAAGAAGGCAGATTTTATAATATTGTTGTCAAAAATGGTAGTAGTTCAATAATTTACCGTGATAAAATATTTGTAACAGATCAAACGATAGGCAACGGTGACTTTACCATAAATAGTGGTGAATATGTTACAAGTGGCGCAGCAGCTATGAATGACGATGAGTATGTAATAATATAAAAATATGAGTGATTTAAGAGTAATCAATTTAAGTACATATACTAGCCCAGAAATAAAAGAGGTAAGAAATAAAGAATACATTTTATATGGGGAAGATAATATGTACTTTCAGTATTTAATAGATCGTTACAATGGCAGCCCAACAAACAACGCTATTATAAATGGTATTAGTGAAATGATATTTGGCAAAGGGTTAGATGCAACAGATAGTGATAGAAAGCCAAATGAATATGCGCAGATGAAAGTTTTATTTACTGATGAATGTGTTAGAAAGCTTTGTTATGATTTAAAATTGATGGGTCAGTGTGCTGTGCAAGTTATTTATTCACAAGATAGATCTCGTATAGCAGAGTTGGAGCATTTGCCTGTGGAAACTTTAAGGGCTGAAAAAAGCGAAGATGGTGAGATTAAAGCATATTATTACGCAAGTGATTGGACGCAAGTAAAACAAAATACAGAATTAAAAAGAATAGCAGCCTTTGGTAAAAGTAATGAAAGCCTTGAGATTATGTATATTAAACCATACAGAGCAGGCTTTTTTTATTACTCACCAGTTGATTATCAAGGTGGCTTACAATATAGTGAACTAGAAGAAGAGGTTTCAAATTATCATCTAAATAACATACTTAATGGACTAGCACCATCAATGCTTATTAACTTTAATAACGGAGTGCCAAATGAAGAAGAAAGAGAACTCATAGAGCAAAGGATCTATCAAAAGTTTTCTGGTAGCAGCAACGCAGGTAAATTTATCTTAGCATTTAATGATAACCCAGAAAGTCAAGCTAGTATGGATCCTGTACAATTAAGTGACGCACACAATCAATACGAGTTTTTATCTAGCGAAAGCACAAGAAAAATAATGGTTAGTCACCGTGTTGTTAGCCCTATGTTACTTGGTATTAAAGATCAAACAGGTTTAGGTAATAATGCTGACGAATTAAAGACTGCATCTATATTAATGGATAATACAGTTATTAGGCCTTTTCAAACTCTTTTAATTAACCACTTTGAACAAATATTAGCTTATAACAAAATCAGCCTTAATTTGTACTTCAAAACGCTTCAGCCATTAGAGTTTACGGATCTTGATAATGTTGAGGATGAAGAGACAAGAGAAGAAGAAACAGGCGTAAAGCAAGATCTTGCTAGTGATGTTTATTTAGATAACGAAAGTATGTGTCAGTTAGCTGATGATTTAATT